ATTTGATAAGGCATGGGTACTAGGAATCATAGAAAAACCACAGTTTTACAAGCAAGCAAACTTTGTCAAAAAAGGAACTTTAGACGGGGATAACAATTTTGAGATAAAAGACGATTGTTATAACCTAAAAATTCAAGAGCTAGACGATGTACATTCCGTTAGATGCACTTTTAAATTGGGAAAATAATGAAAAATGAACCAGTAGCGTGGATTCCTAAAGGAATGACACTAGCAAAACCAAAAGATTTAACAGACTGTATTCCACTCTATACCCATCCAGCAAAGTGCAATAAATGCAACGACACGGAGTGGGTATGCGAAAACCACCCTGACCAAGAAGCCCATAAATGTAGTCATTGTGAAGGTGCTGGAAAACCTTGCGAGTGTACCCATCCAGCAAAAGAACTACACCTATCACTTCAAAAAAGTAAAGAAACAGGTGAACTATTAGCCGTTACTTATACAGATGATGAGCATAGGATTGTGGAAGTGTTATGGAAAAAACCACCAGCAAAGACATTAACGGATAGCGAGATAGAACAGATTTCACATCGTTACCACTACACATACAATCCCGATTACATTGGATTTGCTAGAGAAATACTAAGAAAGGCACAAGAAAATGAATAAACTAGTTGATTGGTGGTTTAGTGGTCGTTGTTTACGGCATCCAATGGTGGTAGCCATTATGTTTTATACGATTGGTTATTTTGTTGGTAAAAGCTAAGAAAGGCACAAGAGAAATGAACTATTCAGACTTTGTAATCCGTAGTTGCCGTCAAACCCCTAGAACGATGTCAGAAGCGTTTAAAGATGTTGAGTATTGCTCTGCTATTACTTACCCATCATCACACGAATATAGCTGGTTTTGGGGGTTTTTAGGGGCTTTAATGGCTATTTCTGTATTCGGATACTGCTTCTACCTAACAATCAACCGTTTTTAACCATATTAAGGGCTTCAGATTCTTCCCTGTCTACCCGCGCAAGCCATCCGCGACCAAAGATAGGAAAAGACTTTAATGAACGATAATATTCCCGCCTAGTTTCTGAGAATTTTGAAATAAGAGTTGCTGGATTATTTGCACAAATAAGGCTTCTTGTTGAAGGCCCAATAACTCCGTCAGGTACACATCCAATAGATTGTTGAAGCAATTTAACGCTTCTTCCTGCGCCTGCGTTAACTGCCATTGAAAACACAAGATAGTCGATTCCTCTAGGTAATACTTCTCCATAGCAAGGTTTCCAGTAGCGTTGTTCGTATAAGGGTGCTACATCGTCTTTGGTAAGGTTTTTAAGCGTGTTTACAGGATGCCCTACCCATTCTTCCCAAACTGCTTTAGTGACCCCTAAATTTGTTTCTCCACCTGCATCACCAGCAAGACCATGCACGCCTGTCCAGCCGCCTTCAGACCTTAAGACTAGGTCTAGACATTCTCTAAAATTGTTCATTTAATGCCTATTTGTGCGTTTATCCAGTCTTGTAAACTGACTAATTGTTGCGTGGTTTCAGAGCATTGTCCAGCAAGAATGTTGTAGGCGGTTGCAACATCAGCGACTGTGGGGGCTGTGGAAATGCTGGACACTTTACTGCTACTGGGGTTATTCCACACGCTAGTAGACTTATAGTAGTTACGCAAAGCAGTAAGTTTAGCTTCATATTCATTGGCTATTCCTTTAGTGACTAATTCGTGTTGTTTTTGGATTGATTCGACTTTAGCTTCTTGTGTCTTGGAGACAATTTCAATCTCTGTTTTGTAATTAAGGTATTTAGAATAGCCCATCCAATACCCACTACCAAACAGAATAAGGCATAGGCCACCAAGAAGTGATATTTTGACATAATCAATCATCTGAATCCCGAAATTCTTGGCGAGAATGCGAATGTGGCTTGATACGGATCAGGTTTAGGCTGAACATTATCATCCACCAAGCCACGAATATTCCAACCACAGCAAACATAAATGCAGCGAGAAGTAGAAAATATACGCTTGATATACACGAATTGAAAAAGTCCGTTAGCTTTGATAAAGCACCAACCAGCTTTTGCATTGTCATTGTCCTTAATTGTTTTGTCACCGTATATAGTAGTTATATATAGCGGTACTAAATATCTTAGCCCAAATGCGTATGCAGGGTTACGAATAAGCCATTTTATTTGTGAAAGATAGCAAGGTGGGTTTAATTGGGCAAAAGTAGCATCACCGTCTAAAGAGTTATCAGGGGTCATAAACCAGCCTAAATAGGTCGGTAATCGTGGCCCAACACCCCATGAGGAATGATTGTCTAACCAGCCTTCTTGCTGATTAGCAAACAAAGGCAATACAGGGGCTATAACAAGTGCTAACAATGTTATAACAAGGTTAATAGGGACTAAAAGTATATATAAGATATATATCATTCTACAGGCCCAGTAGTAAGAAAGCGCAATACAGCGACAATAATACCGACAATAACCAAAATAATGCCATAGTATCTTTCGCTTATAACTGACTGTAAGTAGGAAAAGTTATCAAACAATGCGCCAAATACGACTAGCGCAAAGGAAAACCACATAGTGCGAGATTTCATTTGCCTGTAATGTAATGGCTTATAAAACCTACAAAAGCTGATATTGCAGATACCACCATCATGCCTGCCCACAGGCCTCCACGACCCTTATTGGCTAACTCAAGTAGTTGCTTAACATCTTTGCGTAATTCAGCTACCTCGTACTCCATGTTTTCTACTTTTTGCCAAGTTACGCCAAATTTAACAGGGTCGATTTCCATAATCATTTTGCTTTACGAGTTGTTGCTTTTTTAACAGTTTTCTTAGCAACTTTTTTCTCAAACTCATGGGGAGTGTAAGGTTTTTGAGTGGCAGGAAAAGGCCATGTAGTTTCTACATTAATTTTAGGCATATAGCCTATTTTGTCTAGCAAAAAAGTGACGAGAAACATTAAACCACCTCCACTAATGAAGTTTCTAATAGTTTAATAAATGCGTCTTTACCGACTTTTAATTGGTCTAACGCAAAGCCAGCAGAGTTAATCTTGCGGTCAAGGTCTACACAATGGTTAAACAGGGTTTGTTGCTCTACTGTTAAATCTTCAAAGTTGTAACTTACATCATTGATGGTGATTTGAGTTTTTTTCGTGTTTTCGCTCATTTCATTCTCCTAAAAATTTCGCCAAAAAAGGGTGGCGAATTACCCTACTGCGTTCTCAAATGGTGTTAAATCATGTCCAGCGTAGTAGTCACCTTTAGCAATTTGTATGGAAAGGTGTTCTTTATTACGCTTAACTGTATCAGCCCAATCAGCATCAGTCATATCAGCAGGTTTACCAGCATTGAGTAGGTCACAGCTATCCATTGCGGCATTGTATGAGCGTTGTACTTCTTGTTCAGGTGTTAGTTCTAACATTTTATTTGCCTTTTAAATGAATAATAGAGTTGAAGTGTTGCTAGTCCTGTAATCACTCCGCAAAAGAAACTATAAATATCCATTATTGTCCTTTAAGGGTTGCGATTTCTAATGCTTGTGCTTCTAGTTTTGCGTTAAGTTCTTTTACTGCGTTAATCAAATACCAAGTTAAATTGCTTGCATCAACAGACATTACGCCAGTTGATTCTGTTTTAACGCAATCAGGAAGAATGGCTTGAAGTTCTTGGGCAATAGCACCTAATTGAACGCCTTTAATGTCAATAGCGTTTTGTGGTTCTAATTCAGTAATTTCATCTTTTGTGCGATATTCAAAATTACGCACTTGAATTGCGGTGATTTTATTTAAACCATCGGTGTTATCAATAATGTTCTTTTTAAGGCGTTGGTCAGAAGTAATAGACCAAAGTGTGGAATTATTACCTTGATACATTCCACCACCAGAATTTATATACCCAGTATTTGAGCCTTTTCCTACTGTTCCAGATTGTGTTGCAATAGCCAATTCATTTGTTGCAGACGATGATGATGCCCCAACATTGTATCCAAGATAGGTACAACCAGTTCCAGTTGTTAAAGTAAAACCAGAATTTTGACCTAATATGGTGTTATTTCCACCAGTAGTAATACTATACCCAGCGTTGTAACCTACTGCTGTGTTGTTTGATGCGGTGGTGTTTGAAGCAAGAGACTGCATACCAAAAGCACTATTGTATGAGCCTGTAGTATTTGCTTGTAAAGATTGTCTACCTGATGCGCTGTTGTAATCGCCAGTTGTTGTATTGGTTAATGATAAAGTACCAAAAGCAGAATTAAACTGTGATGTAGTTACTGATAATCCAGCTTGATAACCTACAGCAGTAAGCAATCCTGAAGTAACGGCAGCACCAGCTTGGTAACCAAATAAAGAAGAATATCCTATAGTGTTTGTTGCTGCTCCAGCACCTTGACCAACTACAGTATTAAACGCTGCACTACCACCACCCTTACCAACAGTAAGACCTGATATAGAAGCATCGTTAGCTAAAGTTAAGCTAGTGCCGTTAAATGTCATATTGGCACTACCAACTACTAAACCACTAGAGTTATATAAGACTTGAGTAGTAGTAGACGAGCCTACGCCACCTTTAGTGCCAATAACTTGCACTACGCCACTTGAGTCTTTGTAAAAAAGCTTACCATCAGCAGTATTAATGGCTAATTCGCCAGCTACTAAGTTACCAGCCGTAGGGATATTAGTAGTTGTTGCAGAATAATAAATCGAAATTGGTGTGTAGCCTGTTTGTGCCATTTTAGTATGTCCCGCCAAATATGCCTGTTAAGGCTGTTAATGTACCAACATTATTAATGTCGTTTGTTGCCATATTCAATGCACCTGACATCGGTGTTTGACCGTCTGCTGAAACAGACTGAGTTAATCCGTCAGCTATGTTTTGCATAGTTGTGTTAGCCCAGCTACTTGTAATAGTAGTACCTGTTACTACTGGGTTACCAATAGGTAAACTGTAAACTCCTGATCCATTACGGGACATGATTTATTCCTTTATTGTGCTGCTGTAGCAGTGGACTGCATTAATAGTAATTTAGCTAAATTTGCTCTTTCCATTTCTTTTGCCGCTTCAGGTGTCATTTTAGTGCCTTTAGGAATAGTTTTAGCTATTTCCATGTAAGACGCTGCTTCATGCGGATTGAGTAAAGTTTGTGCAAATTGATTGGCTAACTCTTTATTGGCTTTTCCATAGACCACATCGCTTGCTCTTGCCATTAAATTACCAGCAGTTTCAGCCAAACCACGCCTACGAAGCAAATTAGGCAAGTTAATCTGATTAAGCATATTGCCATAAGCAAGCTTTTGAATAGTATCTGATCCTACACCGCGCCCAGCATTTTCAGCAAATTGACTACGAGCTAAGTCTTGTCTTAAAGCTTCTAATGTATTCATCTTTTCAGGTGAAACCACATTAGGATTGATTGTTTCAACATTTTGAGCCAATTTACCTGCATACATCTTACCGCTTAGTGGGTTTACCACTTTATCGGCGATTCCTTGAATAACATCCATCTCATTGATTGGTTTGGACATTGCAGCATAGGTTTCTCTAGCTACTTTGTATTCAGGGCTAATTTGATCGTTTTCTAAGAATCCAACTAATCTATTTTTAGCGGCCACCAAACCAGCCATCTTATTCTTTTCAGCTGTAGACATATCAGGCTTTTTAAGACGCTCAATAGCATCATCAATTGCCAGTTTAGTTTGATGCAAGCCTTGAATACTGCCTTTAGGATTGTTGATGTCAATACCTAAGTTTTTAGCATTAACTTGGGCTTGCTTCATTGCATCTTTAATAGCAGGTGTTTGTACTAATTGATTGACTTCCTTACTCAATTCAGGGGTAAGCGTCATCTTTTTGCTAAATGCGGATTTGTATAAATCTTCCGCAGCGTTTTCTCTAGCTAAATTCAAAGCAGCGCGTTCACCTTCTGTACCAGCCAATTGATGCAAGGCAGCAACACGGGCATCATTTTGAGCCAATTGTCTTGCAGCCATTGAGTTAGTAGCTTCTTGAGAAACCGCAGTAGCGGCTCTTTGTGCGGCAGCAAGGCTAGGAACTCCAGCAGCTTCTCCAACAGTAGGCATAGAACCTTGTACTAATTCTTTAGCATTTTTAAGGTTAGTTACTGCTTTTTCTGCTTCATTACCAGCATATTGGCGCAATGCACGACCAATAATAGCTTCTCTGCCACCTGTATATAAAGGCTCAATTAAAGCCTTACCAGCGTTATAACCTGTTTTAAGTACTTGACCAACAATAGGAAAAGCACCGCCTAATGCACTTTGAATACCAATATTTTGTGCTTTAGCTTCTTTATATTGTTCAGGATTAAGACTAGTTTGTTCAGGAGTTAAAACGCCTGATAAAGCACCTGTTCCTACACCTTGAGCTACTTTTTGGGCAAAACTAGGAATCATTCCAGTAGTACCAATACCCATATAAGGAGCAGCTTGCCCTACTGCGCTACCTACTTGATTAACGGCACTACCTACGCCACCCATTTGAGCTTGTGTGCCTGATTCAATCTGATTAATAGCATTAACCATGTTATCGCCAGTATTGCCTTTACCGATTAACTTATCGTAGGCTTGGACTAATGCTGCTGGAGATTTAGCAATTCCTGTAGCTACATTAATAGGTAAACTTACTGTGCTAGTTAACGCTTCTTTCGCTGCTTTTGTAGCACCTGTAGGAGCAGAACCATAAGAAGATGTATAAAGCGGTATACCTTCAGGGGAATACTGTATATCTTCAGCACCTTGAGTATACATATTTCCCTTTTCAGGGCGAGCACCAGCAGTAGGATGTTGTTTTAATACTTCAGCTTGTACTTGTTCTTGAGAAGCACCAGTAGGGCCTTCAATTTTATATGTATTACCATCAGGAGCAGATATAGAGTATGTTGGCATTATTTATTCTCTTGTACAACAGTTGCTTGACCCCATAAATTTGGGGTAACTTGTTGTGCAGGTGCATTAGATGGAATAGGCGCAATAGGATTAGATTGAACACCCATTCTTGCTCCTTGTGGCCCAGCCGCCATAGCAATGTCATTTTGAGCTTGTTCACGCATACGAGCTTTTTGAGCAATAACAGCTGGAGCATCACCAATATCAGGGAAATAAGTTTTTCTATTTGTTTCAATTTCATGTGCATTAGTACCAGCACCTGTTTTAAAGCGTAAATATGCTTCAGTCCATTGATTTTGAGCTTGTTTTGCTTGTTGTGCAGAAGCAGGAGTTAAAAAGTTAAATATTCCACCAGCCATACTTGTGGTTGCTTGAGATTGAGGTTTATTAGGATTAAATCCTTTAGCATAAACATCATTTAATTCATTATTAGCACCAACCATTTGACTATGAAATACAGCGGCTTTACCTTGTGATTCATTTAAAGGTTTACCATTTTGCATTTCAAAAGCAGCTTTAGCTTGATCAACAGCAAGTCTGCCAGCACTTATTTTTAATTCTTCTTTTTGATAATCGTTCATTTTGTTTTTGTAATCAGTAAATGAACCTTTAAAACCATCGGATTTAGCCGCTTCAAAATTAAGCATTTCATCAGTCTTTTTAGGAATCATATTTCCTACAAGTGCCGCTTTGTATTCCGAACCTGCACCATATGGATTATTTGTATTTATTTCACGCAAAGCAGCAGATAAATCAGGCTTAGTAGCAGGTGTTACTGCTGTAGGCATTGGTATATTACCAGTATAAGGCCCAGCTAATTCTGTAGTTTTTTCAGGAGTTCCAGTAATTAAATTAGTAATAGCTTCTTCTTTAGTGGCTTTTCCACTACGAATCTTCTCAGCTAATTTAGCGGCTTCTGTATCGCTTTGTTTTCCCATGTAGGCAGCAGTAATCATATTAGCTACTGGTTGTAACATTTGAGCAAAACTAGGCGCAACATAACGACCACTAACCATTTGTCCTTGTGGTTGTTGATTTTGTTGCATCAACATTTCAGAAAAGCGTTGTTGACGATTTAAAGCCTGCTGTTGAGCATAATCTTCAGGGGATAAATTCCCAGTTTGGGATAAGTTGTAATCTGCCATTATGCTTCTCCGTTCCAGCTAGTTGGCGTTTGACCACCACCGCCATATCCGTATACATTTTCTGCGCCATATTTATCCATAGCTTTTTGTGCTTGGTCATAAGGGTCTTTTTTACGCAACATAGCAGCCATAGCTAAAGGACTTAGTCCTGAATATCCGTTGCCATGACTTGAAGGTTGTGCATATTGATTACTTTGTGCAAGTTGTTGATTCATATACGCTTGTTGTGCCGCAGCATTTTGAAATACAGGCATCGTATATTTTTGGTCATCTTGAGGAAAATAGGGGGCAATGTCGCTGATATATTGGCTCATAATTTTGCGTAATCCACCATTTTGTAACCGTCAGGTCGAGTAATAACCGCTTCAGGCATAATTTCTTCAACTTCTTGAGCCATAACACCAATATGTTTACCGTGTCCTGCAAATGGGTCATTCCTAAATTCAGGTTTGTATTCGTATGTGTAAACATTTAGACCGTTAGATAGTTCTCCAACTTGTTCAATGTTTTCTTTCATGCGGATGTCAGAACCCATAATTGCTGCCGCGCCCAAAGTACCGCCAAGACCCATTAATCCGCTATTTAAGCCTGATTGTGCAGCTTGCTGGGCGTTATATGTACCAAGATTGTAGTTACCAGCCGCAGTTGTAGCACCCAATAGATCAGCACCAGCAGTTGTAGCTTGTTGTGGCACATTTTGAAATGTTGGGTTTTGAACTTGTGCGCCAGTACGCAATGCACTTAAAGTATTAAGTGGCATATTGTAATTGGTCAATGCTTGGTTATATTGTTGTTGTTGCGCTGCATTACCCAAATTAGCATTAGTCATTTGATTAGCAAACTGTTGTTGTGCCAACGCATTATTACCTTGTTGCTGTGCTTGCTGATTGGTATACATTTGTTGCAATGCAGGATTATTAGCTGCTTGTTGCGCCAATTGATTCTGATATTGCTGTTGTTGTGCTTGATTATTAAAGCTTTGACCAGCTAATTGATTGGTATAGTTTTGCTGACCAGCTTGATTGCTTAAATTAATATTTGATAGCTGTGCTTGATTTTGATTAATCATGGCAGCATTGTTAGCTTGTTGAGCAGCTAATTGATTTGAGTAACCTTGTTGATTTTGTTGTGCATTAAATCCTTGACCAGCTAACTGATTTTGATAATTTTGATTCATTGCCGCATTATTAGCTTGTGTACCAGCTAATTGATTTTGATAACCTTGCTGGCTTGCAGCATTATTAAACCCAACATTAGCCAATTGATTTTGATTTTGTTGAGTAGTAGCTTGATTGCCAAACTGTCCAGCTTGCAAGTTTTGGTTAAACATTTGATTCTGAACTTGTGCGCCTTGAAGCTGAGCTTGAGTCAATAGGTCGTTTTGACCTTGATTAAAGCTACGCATAGCATTGTCATAAGCTTGAGTTCCCTGAACAATACCTTGATTAGCCAACTGAGCTTTTTGTGATTCAGCTTGTTGTGCCATCTGAGGATTTAAACGGCTCATCAATAATTGAGTTGCAGTATCCCATCCTTGCATACCTGTACCAGCTACATTTCCTTGTAATTGTGCGGCATTGCCCATTCCACTAAATTGTGGGCCTTGTCCGACCATATTATTTTGTTGTGCTTGACCTACTTGCAAGTTTTGTGGGCCTTGTCCTACTTGACCTAATTGTGGGGCATTACCCATTCCTTGTGCTTGTTGTGCGCCACCTACCATACCCATGTTTGGGCCTTGACCTGCCATTTGCAGATTGGCTTGCCCTGTTAATGGGTTTATATTTGCTTGACCAACATTAGTAGTAATAGGGCCTGTTTGTGGATTAAATCCACCACCCATTACATTTTGAACTTGACCTAATTGAGCGTTAATAGCCCCGCCAAGACCCAAACTAGCGTTGTTTTGGGTATCTAAAAGCTGTTGTCCTACATTATTAAGGGATGTAGTAGCAGTCCAAGTAGGGTTACCTTGTGAATCAACACCATTTTCAGCGTAATTTAAGTTGCCGTAAGGTGTAATTTGATTTACACGATTGGCAGCAGCAGCAGCCTGAGCAGCAGTTAAATTACCTGCCGCAGTTGCTTGTGCTGCTCCTGTATAGTCAGGAGCAGGAGGGGGACTAGGGGCAGGCCCTAATCCTAAAAATCCACCACCACCCATATCATTCTCCTCTTGCTGTTCTCAAAGGACATTGGATGTCAAGCCACCGACATTCCTCTCTCCGCATAGCCATAATCACTAAATCACCATCCATATGGGCATCAGGGATTTCGGCTATTACTTTAAAGCCCAAGTGTCGGTTTAACTTTAGGGCATCTGTGTTATCAGCACAAACTTGCCCTAGTATAACGCTAACTCCTAGAATATTAAAGGGATAATCAAAAGCCGCCCACAATAAATCTTTACTAATCCAATTAACTTCACCTGCCGCAGCAATGTGAATTTGACACGCTTTTGGCATAAATCCGTTAAATCCTACTACTGCTACTAAATTACCGTCAATTTCTTGACCTATTGAAACCGTATCTATTGGCATTGGGTGGTTCATCATCCGAACAAGCCAATCGCCCATATATTTTTGATTTTCAGTAGTAACCCTTCTCACAGTACCCCGCCACGCTCCATTACATAATCGGTAGATGCCCAATGCAGTTCAATATTACGGCTAACAGCGTTTAAATTGATAGAACCGCTAAATCCTAGTCCTGTAACGCCTTGCCAAACCTTAGTCGTAATTAACCCGCCTGACCATACATTGTTATCCCATTTAGCAGAATCCCAAATACCTTCAGATTGTGTTGTAGGATTAAATGAAACTGCTCCAAGCTGGGACTGAGTGTCAAAATCCACGCTAAGACCGCATAAAACGGCTGGTACGCCACCTGTAGACTGAAGAATTGGTCTAACCATCATAAAACGTTTTAATTGACCTGCGCTGTCAAAATAGCTATAAGCTTGTTGTGCAGTTGCGCTAATGTTGTTGCCGTCATCGGACAAAGCACTATACAAAGTGCCTACAACTCCATCACTACCAAAGTGCATATCGGCATCGCCTGATACTTCCCAGCAATAACCTTGAATACCTGTAAATCTTGCCCAAGCTTTAGTAATGGTGTGCATTACATATTGCTCCATTCCATTAGGAACAGGAATACTTAAAATTAACATATTTTCAGAAGCAAAATAGTTAATTTGCCAGCCAAACTGTGCAAAATATAAGGTAGCTGCTTGGCTAATAGGATAGTAAATCTTGTCTGTTAGGTTTACTCTAGGGTCTAGTCGGCTAGATTGCAATGCAGAAGCAAGTGGTACAAGTCCATCTTGAGTAAGCAAAAGAAGGTCACCAGCCCATTTAAAGAAGCATCTACGATTAAATGTCTGTCCTAATTGCCAAACGCCTTTTAATGCCCAATTTGCGGGATCGGCAGGGTCAGTACCGTTATATACAATGACTTCACCCATAGAAGTGACAAATACAGCGTAGTCATCTGCGCCTTGTCCAGCATCAAGAGTCCATGTACCCATAGCTTGCAAATAACCTGAATTTCTAGCAATTCCACCAAAATAAAGGGGAGAAGCTGCGCCACCAATAGCATTTACATCTAAAAACCAAGCATTTAAAGTGTCTTTTTGCGTAAAATATAAGCGATTTTTAAACAGGTTTACATTGATAAAAGTTGATGAATCTGCGCCTGTAATGCCTAAAACTGTGTATGTACCAACTACTGTAGCGTTAGCAGTAGGCGTTGTTGCCATAGTGTAAGTAAAGGTAGTTGCACCTGTTACTGTAATGACATAAGTGCCGTTATAGTCATTTGCAGTAGCCCCTGAAATAGTAACCCTATTGTTTGTTATTAGTCCATGTGCAGTTGTGGTAGTAAGTGTAGCGACTGCTCCGACATGAGTAATAGTAGAAATTGTTGCAGCCGTACTTGTTGTAGCTACATAAAACCATGCACTACCGTCATAAATCATTACAGGGTCTACACCATTGCAAGCAACTAAAAAATGCCCTGCTTGGTTGGTCATATTGACAAATTGTAATTTATCGCTAGAAATATTACTAAATACTTTAGTTGCAGGGTTAGCTTTAGTTTCCCAAATATCTGTTCCTGCTGCGCCAAATAGTTTATATCCGCTAGTTTGGGTGTAATTCATTAAAGTATTTACGGGGGTAGTAGCTTGGTTTAAATATGTACCGACTACTGTAGCATTGCCAGCAGGAGTTGATGCCATGTTATAAGTAAAGGTAGTTGTGCTAGTAATGGTAATCTTAAATACACCACTATAGGCAGAAGGGGTAGTCCCTGAAATAGACACATAAGCACCAGTTACTAAACCATGTGCTGTAGCTGTCGTTAAAGTAGCTATTGCATTTACATGGGTAATACTACTAATAGTCTTTACGCCAGTAGAAGTAGTTAATACTGAAACTACTGTATAACCCTTACGCATCGTGACATCGGTTGGGGTTGGATACCAATTAACAAGCTGAACCGCATCTAGCGGTTGCATATTTGCCAATGAATCCCTACCATTCCAGCCACCTACGGGCGAGGGAACAGAAGTTGTATTTGCGTTAAATTTTTTAGCTACGGCCATTATTAAGACCCATAGCCAGTATCGGGGATGTTAGCCCAACCAATCAATACAGCACTTGGCTGTGGAGCGAAGGACAAGGTAGCAGAACCCTTATCATTGGCTTTGGCAACATTTAAGTACCTTGTGTAGTCTTGTTGCAATGAAGTTGTATCAAAAGATTTGATTTGGAAATATTTAAGTTTAGTCAATATAGCTACAACAGAATCATCTAAAACGGTAGTATCGCTATCGTTTTGGAAATAATTTAATACATCGCCAGCAGTATTTCTGACCCATCCTTTAGAACGATATTCAAATCCTAGATACTCTTGGGTGTTATATGGTGGCCAAATCTGAAACTCATTACCAAGAATACGCCAACGAACTCTAGGCCCTGTTGAAATATAACCCGACTTTAGCCATTGCCATTGCTGGGCATCTACTGGGCCAAGCATTTGCCAATGCTTTGTTTTGTCCCAATGCGTATTATCGGTAATAGTTTCGTAATCAGGTGGTAATGGGTAAATAGTCTTACTAAAAGTTACAGAACCGCCTACAGAAGTAGCAGAAGCTAATTGAGTAGTTGTTAAGCTAGTTGAATCAATAACATTATCAACATAGGTATCTTGCGGAATACTTGTGCCTACAATGGAATAAGTATTATCCAGCCCTGCGGTACTTGGAATGTTATTAAGTAAATAAGTCCCATTCGTTGTATCGCAGGTCGTGGTTAGTGCTGTGGTGTAGAAGCGATATTCCAACTCCAATGCTTGCCAATCATGTTCCTTAATCAGGTCATACCCTGCGCGGTTCATCAAAGCCAAGATTTGTTGCACATCCTGACTAGGATTACCCACTACATAAGAAGGCACGGAAAGGTTAAGTTCAGCAGTTACCTGCTGGACTAATTGGAGCATTGTAGATGACATATTAGACTTCCTCTGTGGCTACCGTTTTCTGTTTACGGGGTTTCTTTTCACCAACAGCAGCAAGTATAGCGGCCATTTGGTCTTGCATTTGGGCCAGCTTCGCATCTGTTTCTGCCTTTATTTTAGCAGTTTCTTGCTCTTTTTTGGCAAGTTCTTCTTTTAACCCGTTAATTTCGCTTTCTCGCTTGTCAGTTTCTGCTGCTGTCATAGCTAGATTTAAAAATGCCTTTGCTTTATCGCGAAACGCATAAGGGGACATTCCTGCTGCCATTCCCATGCGCTGTAATTGCTGATCTGATGCTCCTGCAATTGATTCTACGGTATGAAACTTCATTGCGCGTAGTTCTTCAGCCTGCGATTTAGAAACTAATGGCCATTCTGCTACAGGAGTGCCAATAATTTGTTCATCATTTGCGCCTAAACGATTTTGATAGTTAGCCCATTGTTGCGGAAAACGCTGTTTATGGCTATTTAGCACATAAGTATCGATTTCAGTCAAAGTATCGCCAGCTACACAAATATGAACAAAATCAAACTCTTTGTATATTGGTCTGCCAGCTTCTACTGATTCTTGTTCTTGATGTACTGGGCGTTTATAGAAACGAACCTGTAATCGGCTATCTGCATTTTGCTCATCTGATGGTAAAGCCATTTTTAATTCTCCTCAAGGTATTAAGGTAAAAAGTTAAACAAAAAAAGGGCTACCCTTTTGAGGTAACCCTTCGTTTTTACTACAAATTACTATTAAACACTAGCCTTACTAAACCAGCCATAATCGCCTGATGCCATAGAAGCACCTGACAAATATGTACCAGCAGAAGGAGTTGCTTGGAAAGTTGATGCGTTAATTGTGCAAGTTGCTGTCGATACACCGATTGCTGCACCTGCTTGTGCAAAAACATAACGGAAGCCGTCAGAACCGAACACTTCAGCACCTAAAGGGCCAAATGTTGCAATTGCTGTACCAGCAGAGTTAGGATTTGTTTGAGCAGTATTGTAAAGATCAACACCAGCTAGGGGGGTAATTGTAAATGCCATGATAATTTCCTTTTCTATTCGAGTTAAGTTGTCTGATAGGTATTAAGACCCTGTCAATACACCTTGTAGGAAGCTATTGGAGCAAGTTAAGTTACCAGCCCAGCCGTAAAGCTTAACAATAGCGTCTTGATTAATTGACTGACGCTCGCCACCAATAGGAACGAAATTACGCTCTTTGTGTGGGCGCAAGAAAATGTAGTTTGTGTTCAACAAATACATAGTCGTTGCAGATTCTTGTGCGCCATAACCGCCACCCAAGACCACATCAGCCGACATACCACCACCGTAGAACTTAAGGGATGCAAAACCAGCAGCACCTTCTTCAGTTCCTGCAATACGCTGAATAGCTTGCAAAGAAGCAACATAGTATTGATACAGAGTGTTACCAGCAACAATTAAGTCTACTTTGTCTGTACCGCGAACAGATTTAATTGCGGCAGTAGTCATAGCAGCTTGAATTGTAGTAGCGGAAGTAGCACCAGTAGTTGCTTGGTTCTGCCAAAAAGTCCAGTTAGCACGGTTAATACCACCGTAAGTACCTGAAGTAGGTGAAGTTGAAACTGCTGCTGCCAAACCAGTAATGTTTTTACCGCCATTACCTGTACCGTCACCATAGATGTCAGTAGAGATACGGTTTAACAAACGAGCTTCAGAAACTTGCATACGACCATCTAACAGGTCGATGATTGCTTCTTTAGAGCTATTTTGCAACATTTCTAGACCACTCATTGTCACAGAATCAGCATACTGAGTAATGCTGTACTGAGCCGCAGAAATAGGGCTATCAGGAGTGATGTTCAATACCTCATACCCACTATAGCTATTAGCGTTGTTGGTATTTGGATCGTTGTACATAATTTCCTCGCTCGGTTGTTACAAGCTGATCCAGCTTGGTGTAGTCGTTTCTGTTCCGCTACACTCTTTGGCTTCTTTGTGCTACAAGTTATGCCAAAGGTCAGACTATCGCTCCATCGTTTCCCGATGCCCTCTCACTTAGTCGTTCACGGTGGCTTTCGCCTTCCGCCCTGTTGTCCCCTTCGGGAGTTCCAAGTCAATCAGAGAGGGTTCTCACATCTACATTCGACTGTAGAGTGACCCCATTGTTAGTTAAGGATTACGTTACCGCCACTAAAGGGTCTTACGTTACCTTTAGAGTTTAATCTTTGAAGAATTGCGTTATTTTGTGTCAAGTTATCAGCCAGTACACCGCTACGACTTTGAATGGTTGTAGCGATAATATCGGTGATTGCTGAGTTAGCAAATGCCATGATATTTCCTTTATAAAATTAAGTTAAACCCGACCACCCTCTGCATCGGCTAAAGAAGCCATTAACAAAGAGCGTCTATCCTTTGCATCTGATTTAGACACCTGACCGCTAGGAGTAGCTGATCTTGGACTAACAGCAGTTGCTTTAGCCTTTGCTACTTGTTGTGCCTTAGATGCTTGGTTACCTGCCGATTTCAGGAGTTTGTCCTGTTCTAGCTTGTAAGCTTCATCGTTCATACGCACAGCTTTTGCATAAGCCGTTTCTAGGTCTTGGGCTAAACCTCGCTCAAGTAATTGAGCCATATCTTCCCTTACCATCTCAAAGTGCGGAAACCGCGCCTTGTCACTACTTACTCGACTGATTTCTGAGGTCAATCGTGCATTTTCTTCTTGATCTCGTATCGCTGACAGTTGCTGAACTTGTTGCTGTGTTGCTTGAAGTTGTTGCATTAACTGTTGTTGATACGGGTCTACATACTGCTGTTCAGGCATTTGTAAACTATCTTGATTTAATTGTATACCGTAATCTTGTGCAAGTCTATGAAACATCTGCACTTTTTCGTGATACGGTGCTTTTGTTAAAGTCATGTGGGCGCGACCAAGATTATTAATCCAAGCTACTGGATGAATGTTTTGGGCCTGTAATTCAGGTACAAATGGCCCAATTGCTTCGGTTAATTGTCTTGCATTGTCAGCTTCTGCCTTGTAAGCGGATACTCCACGCTTGTATTCAGCTTCCCGTTGATTGGCATATTCGGCAAATTTACTAAAATCTTCCTTTTTTAAAGGTTCGCCTTTTTCCATTTTGTCCCAAATCTCTACATATTCTTTTTTCCATGTAGTTGGGCGCGTAGGCTTTTCTTCAGGCTCATGACTAGTTTCTGCCACCAATTCAGGTTCTTCAGCCGTATCGTCTGTGGTTTTCTTTGATGTAAAACGCCCTTTTTCGTCACGCTTTTCTTCGTTTTCAATTTCAATTGGGTCATCATTTACCTCAATTTCCTTTTCAACAGGGGATTCTAAAGTGCCTTCTTCGGCTTGTTCTAGCGCGGCTTCTAACATTTCTCTACGGTCTAATTCTTCGCTCATGTAATGCTCCTTATCTTAATTTTTCGTATGTTAGTTCCGCAATTTGACGCTTACGGGCTTCTTGGTCTTTTCTTGAAATTTCATGCACTTTTTGCTGCATTGGTACATCATTACCAATCTCAATACAATGATTGCGCTTTAGGTTTTCACGATGTTTAGAACGAGAAGATACCCATTGACCATCAGCCATAGATATATGACCTTCAATGTCGGACATGACCATTGGGGCTTCCCTAGTTTTCATAGCGACTTTGTCTAACCAAGAAGCCTTTGCAGCTTCTAAGCCAATAGTGGGTGTCCACCATTCAATAAAGAAATCTTCATCGCTTTGAACCGCTTTTACATGGTTATTTTCTATCCATCCACAATTAGGGCATTGCATTACATTCTCCTTATTAAATCAGGGATTTGGTCATATTCGCTAGGTCTTAAACACACTACGCTGTCATACCATTTAGCGTTTTTCCAACGCCAGCATACAAATTCTTCTTTAGGAAGCAAAACAATGGTTTTAACGCCCAAAGCACCTGCAAGATGAGCCGTACCTGTGTCTACAGTCACAATTCCCTTCATTGCCTTCATGTGGGAAGCAGTTTGTACCCAGTTTTTCTTCCATCCGTCATTAGGAAGTGGGTGAAATAAGCCATTAGAATTAGGATTTAAGCTATATGCGTCATCTCCGACCATTTCGGCCATGTGTTCATGAGCAATTGACTTAACATAGTACAAAGTTTGTTTAGATGCTTCCCAATTCACCCCGATCTTAGATGGAATGTTGCTAGGAATAGCGTGTAAATAGCCTTCAGAGCCGACTATTTTGTTTTTAGTTACTGGAAACAAGGACTTAACAAGGGGGTGGGTAAGTGAAATGTAATATGGAAGTGACATAGAGCCAATCCAGTAATCAGATTCGACCACAGCACCAGTTTCTAATTCATTGCTAAACACATCTACTGCTTCAATTTGACCCAATAAGTAATGAAGCGTACTTTCTTGCAAAACTACAACTTTTTTTGCGCCTAAAGCTTTTAATGCAGGTAGGAATCTAGCAAACATAATAATGTCACCAAAACCTTGTTCCATTTGGACAGTAATGGTTTTCCCTAGTAGCGATTCACCTCTCCATACAGCCATTTTTAAAGCTGGTGAATAACCTACGGCTTGTTGAGCAACAATGTCAGGATGCCAACGATATTCAAAACCCCTAAAACCAGCTTCGTATCTGCCAGCGTGTAAATGTTCGTAGGCTAGTTTGTATTGCGCGTCTGCACTTAATGTAGAAGTATTAATACGGATTCCTCATCGTCTAATTCCTCTAGGCGTTTGGCTTCCATATACATCAATTGCTCTTGTATAAGAGATTGCTGGTTTCTGTAAGCTACTGCCTCAAGGATGTTATCCCGTTGTCTTTCAAGGTAGCTTATAGACCGTTGTAAATCTTCTGTTTCAGCCAACGGTATATCAGCCTTAACCTCTTGTTTTGATTGTACTTTAGTTTGCTTAACTTTTGCAACAGGATCAATTAAATCCTTAAACGCTTGTTTGCGCGATGCGTTTCCATCTTTAGTAGCTTTTTCTAATAAGCGTTGGCGTTGAGCAATCTTTTGTTGAATCTTTTGGATTCTGCGTAGTTCTTCTTCTGTGTACCAAGCATCATCTCCACCTGCATGACCAGTAGGAATGGGAGCAACATATACCTGAAAGGCATTGTTTTGAAACGCATTGGCTTGAAAAGCAGTTGAAAACACTAGAATGTTCCGCCTGATACCCCTACATACTTAGTAGCTGTAATGGTTGTGCCAGTTATAGCTGCGGCTGTTGTACCGCCAATAGCAGGTGGGCTAGACAAGTCTAAAGTACCGCCTAAAGTCAAGTTTCCGCTAGTTGTTACTGTGCCTGTTAAAGTCAAGCCATTGACTGTGCCTGTACCGCCTACGCTTGTAACCGTACCAGTATTGGAAGTCTTGTTATTAAAGGTAGTCCAGTCTGTGCTTGTAAGGTAGCCATTGACGCTTGTTGTGGCGGCAGCCATAGAAATAGCTGGAGTTGCACCACCGCTACTTACTACTGGGGCTGTGCCTGTTACTGAAGTTACTGTTCCCTGTGGATTGGCAGCAGTAGTAATACTTGTAACACGCCCATAAGTATCGATTGTGATTACAGGAATTAATGTGCTAGAACCAGTTGTGCCAGCCGTTGCCACACCTGATGCAAGGTCAATAACAGGGGTTACGCCACCTGTGCTAGTTATGCGACCAGTAGTTCCACTTACAGAATTGACATAAGTACCTGAGGCTTGTTTGCCATTAAATGTATTCCAGTCCGTAGAAGTCAAGTAACCATTTACAGAAGTCGTAGCGGCTGGCATGGATATTGCAGGAGTATTACCACCACTAGAAACTACAGGGCTTGTTCCAGTAACGCTAGTAACCGTGCCTAAATTTCCTGTAAGTAATACGCCATTGGCCGTTACTGTGCCAGTAGTTGTTAATGCACCAGCGGATGTAATATCCATGATTTTGGTATTAGCAATACCGCCTGTATACCATTGGTATCCATCACCAGTAAATGCGCTAAAGCGACCATAGCCTGTTGAATAGTCAACAACAATACCGTCTGTTGGTGCAGTTCCAGTAAAAGTGCTAGTAGAAGATAAGCCATTGCTGGCAACCATAGAAGTGCCAGTTGCAATACCAAGTCTTGATACGTTAGCTGTAAGAATGTCAAAAGTACCATCGCCAGCAGTTGTTCCACCGATTGCTACGCCATTTAATGAACCGCCAGTAATCGCTACTGAATTGGCATTTTGCGTTGACATCGTGCCAAGACCGCTAACTTGTGTATTGGCAATGGCAATAGTTGTGTTTGTTGCGCTAGTTACTTGACCTTGAGCATTAACTGCAACAACAGGTACTGAATTTGCAGAACCATAAGTTGCCGCTGTAACACCTGTATTGGCGATAGCTAAAGTACGGTTTGCTGATAAATCACCACCACCGCTTAAACCTGTGCCTGCTGTGATTGTGCGTGAAGTGGGTACAGTTCCGCTAATATCTGATTGAGTTAAAACTACTGTACCTGTATATCCGTTTACGCTAGTTACAGCGTCAGTATTGTCAATCTTTTGCCATGCAGAGCCATTATATACAGCCCAGTCACCTATTTGCCAGTCAGTAATACCGTTAAGGTTGGTTGTACCTGCAACGCTTACAACATAATAAAACCCCTTTGTCCCTACTGAAGAAGTTAGTGTTGGGCTATTTGTTGTAGCGTTCCAAGTACCTTGATAGTTTAAATCACCTAGCGGTGGAATCTGACTTAATGGGACTTGACCGCTTGAATCAAGGGTTGCTACTCCGTTTGCTACGCCTGCATCTTTTGTAGATGCCGTACCTAGACCAGTTACATCTGTATTTGGGACAGTAGTTGAAGCGGTCATTGCGGATGTGCCATTGCCCTTTACATAACCTGTAAGGGTAGACGCTCCAGTACCGCCATTAGCTACGGGAACAGTCCCACTTAATTGGTGGTCATCATTCCAATTAGATGGCTGGACAATCGTTGGGTCACCAGCATCAGGAATGGCACTTACAAACTTATGCTTGACTGTAATAGCCATTATTTATGCCTCGTAAAAGAACCATGATATTTATCTCTAGCTTCAATGCCTACAAGCTGTGCAAGCTCTAAATCATCAAATCTATTTCTATACATAGTTTGTTTGTTTTTACTAACTACTACTGTCCATTTATTTCTACTGGCATCCCAACTAACACCTTTTATACCGCTTTTGCTAGTTTTTCTTAAACCAGTATTACAAAGTTGTTCCGACCTTGTAGCTGGTCTTAAGTTTAAAATTTTATTATTTAATGGATTGCCATCTATATGGTCTACTTCTTTAGGCATATACCCATAAAACATAAGAAATACAAGGCGATGCGTTTTGTAATGTTTTTTACTAATAGTAATTTGTCTACGGTCGCCATCAAATGTACCAGCTTCTGTGCCAATTAAATCACTTCGTTTATTTGGCATTGCCTTCCAATACAAATGACCATCTTTGTAGTCAAAATGTTGTTTAATAAATTCTTGAGTAATCATTACTGTACACCAACTATACGACCGTCTTGTCCCCGAACTACCTGTTTAGGTCTATTGTGGTTTTCGTTGATTGTATTGACTAGGTCACTTAAGGCTAATGTCATTTGTTGGTTGCTCTGTCCAATAGCGTCTGCAATAGGTTTAAGTGGATGTTCCATAGACTGTGCCATAGCTTCTTCAGATAAATAGGCTTGTGAGCCATCAGAATCATCTGCGCCAATTCTAGCAACTTCAATCTTAGCACCGTTGTTAATATGGGCAAGAAGGACTTGAGTGTTGCGCTCTGTGTTCATCTTCATTTGCGCTACTTTCATATCCATCTCTGCCTGCTGACGATTACGCTGATCTTCCAATTGGAATTTAAGCTGATTCTCTTGGGCTTGATACTCTTGTTTGGCCTTCTCAAGTTCCATCTGCATCTGCATCTTTTGTTGCTCAAATTGCATGGTTTGTTGAGCTTGTGCTTGACTTGCTTGCATCTTAGCTTTTTCAATCTGCATCTGCATCTGCATTTTTTCTTGTTCAGGTGTAGGTGGTTTAGGCTGACCTTCTTTAGCTTTAGCTTGCTGACGGAACTTATCGGCTGTTTCGTCAATCAATCCTTCCATTCCCTTACCAGCTTTAAACGCTGTTACGCCAAACTTCAGCATCTCCATTAATAACGGAGTAAGTTCAGGGGATTGTGTAGCTACTGGTAGGGCGGTTTGCATAAAGCTACTGACTGCGCTTAAGAATTCAATTCTGTCTTGCTTTTCTTGTTGCTCATCTTGAAAAATCATTGAATCGCTAGTGACTTCTATGCGGAAGTTTTTAGCTGCTTCATCACGCAATAACAATAAAGCCTGTGGAATCAATGGTTTATCTGCATCGCTTAATTGCATTGCACCACTAATCTTAACAATTGTATCGTCTGTAAAGTGATTACAAATGACCTGTGCTTTGATACACAATAGTTCTGTTGCAAAGTCTACTACTGCGTGTTGCATAGTCTTTAAACGACCAGCAGCATTGTTAGACTTAATAATTTGTGCGCCAAGTGTTTCATTGGGGTCGGTTTGTCCGCGCTGAATGTCAGCAATACCCATAATCTCGTAGATTTGACCCTTTACTTGCTCCATAGCTTGATAAGCCATAGTCAAAGCAGCAGCAATAGGTTGAATGTCTACAAGGTTAATAGCACCAGCCATACCTTGTTTCTCAGCAAACGCGCCCCAATTCTTAATTGGAAGCAGGGAATTGTTTTCACCTTCTGTAAACAAGCGTTGCAAACTAGGCTCAGATGCGTCATAAACACCCCGAACTTTAAGTGCTTGAATGAATCCATCAATACGGTCAGCCAATGTATCTAATTGACGCGCTTGGTCTTGGTACAGTACAAAGTCAGGGATTGGAATTAACGAATCCGTAGTCAATGTAGAAAATAAAGGTTTAGGACATGGCCAAAAGTTTTCAAGTTTTAGCGGGTCTGCTCTTGTGTCTAAAATTTCACCCATAGACTTAGATAACCAAATAACTTCGCCTGAAGTTTTATCCCATATCTCGTATATACAAGCTTCTTTTGCGCCTTCACCCATCTTTTCATTAAAAGACTTAGAGGTGTCAGGTTTTGTATCAAGTGGTATACGACCACCCAAATCTTCGCCAAAGCGTTCAACAAGGGCAGGTCTACCCATATAGACTTTACGCCAACAAGCTGTTACTTCTTCCCATGTACGGGCAACAGTCAGCCCGAAGTCCCGCCAATGCACATAATCGACTGGCGCACATTCGTACTCAATGCGTTCTTGATCTTCACGATATATACCGCCTTCGGTTTCAGCTTCGTCAATATCTTCAGTAATTTCTAAGCCATCTTCAGGCATATCCATGTTATCGGCTTCGCTGCCAACAATATGTGGTTCATAACGAACCCAAGCAGTACCGCGCCCACCAAGCAAACGGTCATTAACTGTTTGATTCATAGCGGATTTGTAGTCACCATAATGGGTGATTTCGTACTCTAATGCGCGCTCTAGCATCATAGATGCGACCCTACCTATCGGATCGTTATCACGAAACCGCCTTGATACATCGGGTCTAGGTAAACGGGCAAAGATAGCTGGCTGGATAGTCTGTACATTGCTCCACAGAATATTAAACTTAGCATTAGGATTATTCCTAGTACGGTTGTCATCACGATACCGCTTAACAATCTTGTCGGCTCTGCCTTCCCATTCTTTAAAGGTGCGCTCGTACTGCCCGATAGTGTTATACCAATCTTGGTAATCGTGTTCCATATTTATATCCTGCGGTGAGTTATTTTGGGGGTTTCTTTCCACATCTCGTTAAGCGTTACATCCGTTTGTCCGACATGAAGTCCCTTAACGCGATTGTCTTTGAGGATAGGGCTGTCCTCGTTTTTCCATACAATTGAGAGATAACGGAAGGCATCGGCAGAGTGGCTTGTCCAATCATGCTTTGGGCGGTCATTAAAACACTTCTTATCATCATTCCATTCCCGTTGATATTGGCGTAAACATTCGATACCTTCTTCGCATCTATTATCAAACCAAGCGCGAGTTAATGCAAGCCTTGTTGCCTGTATTCCATCCTGAATTGACAGGTTTGGAACGATTTTTAGATGTTTTATGTCGATTTTTGTCGCAATTTGTTCGATTATGCTCTTACCACCCGATGCCATAGTTTTTGCTCTAGCGTCATGTGGCAGGTAATGGTAGCCATATTTGTAACCAAACTCATCTTCTTTTTGTTGCAATAAGCCTGTATAAAATGGCACGGCTTGACCGTTGCTAGAGTGGTGATCTAGTACCCGTATCTCCCCATAGACCACCTGAAACCACCAAATGCTAGTGGAATCATTGAAACCCAAATCCCATGCAGTATGGCAAGGAAACATAGGGTCATAGTCAACAGTAGTAATCCGTTCCATATCCGTGATCCTACGCATTTCTTGACCATAAAACGCTCCTAATATAGCTGCTTCAAATGAACACAGGAATTCTTGCTCATATTGATTATCCGACATTGTGGCTTGAGCATCTTTTAATTCAGCGTCAGGTAATAGCCCTGATACATCGGCTCTAAGTGTCTTAACATACCAGTTAGGGTTCTTTTGGGCTTCGTTATAGATGTCATAGAACGCATTATGGCCTTTAGGAGTGCCAATAAAGGTAGCCCAGCCTTGTCTATCAGTAAGCAATGGCCGAACAATCTCGCCCCAAAGTCTAGGTTTCATATCGGCATACTCATCTAGGACTACGCCATCTAGGTATAAACCCCGTAATGCGTCAGGATTGTCTGCACCGAACAAGCGAATCTTAGCCCCATTGACCAGTTCTACCCATAATTCAGACTGATTAGCTTTAACAATGGCTGGCTCTGCATATTTAAGAAGATAGTCCCACGCAATGTTTTTAGCTTGAGCGTAGTAAGGAGCAATGTAAGCGTATCTACCATCAGGCTTCTTGTCCATTATGGCTCTACGAATTGTGTCGGCAATTGTGGCACAGGTCTTACCTGCCCTACGATGACAAACTAATACAGCCCAGCGTTGATTTCTTTTATGGAAGTCTAAGAACGCATCCCTTGATTTGTAGGGATATTCGTACTTCTTTACTATCTCTTTCAATCTAGGAACTTGTGTTCGTGTATTACTTTCATTGGCTGTTCTTCATCACCTGAATGTTCTGTTCGGGCCAACTTAGGAAGGTGGTATTCCATGACGCTCTGCAACATACCAAAAGCTTTTTCAGGATTAGGCAAAACAATGAATTTATCATCATCGTTTTTAACGCCATCAGCAACCTGTTCTAGCCACTTTTGCATACTAGGGGCATTACCATCAACGAACCGTGCAATCGCTTCTCTAGCTTGGCTAGTGGCTTTATTGACTGCTCCTGCCTTACGACCTACATTAAGGTTAGGGTGTTCGCTATTTTTCGCTTGTTTATCGGGCATACCTTATCCAAGTGGTTGATTAAGATAAGTTAATTCTACTCTATTTTGTCGATTTGTTGTTGTATTAGCTCTTTACGACTAGGCGGTGTAGTCATGTAAGACTTGAGAGCATCTAATGATTTAAGCTGTTCAGGGTTATATGCCAATGCTTTGTTGATTTCTTCAGGCCATTGACCTACTGTATATCCACGCAATGCTGAATCAGTAGCATTTTTAATGGCATCTGTTTCGGGGCGGCCTTCATCCAATGTGGCTTGGTAATCTAATGCGTGTTCTTTTAATGTATTTAGTTGTTCAGGTGACCAAGACTTTATTAATGTTTCCCTAGTCTGATTAGCCATAGGATCAATATGAAGCATCTCCGCGGCTAAATCATGGTGCGTAAATTGGTCAGGTTTAAATACTTCTACGCCCACTCTATCAATTGGTAATGCTTGATGCTTATTAAAGCCACCTTCAGGTAATGGCGCACCAGCTTCACCTACTGGATATGTTTCAGCAAAACCCCTATTTTCGGCAGGATTTACCACTACCATAGGATTGTGCCTTGCAACAAAAGGATATGCTTGCGTTGCTTGATTAAGCAGATTTGTTGCGTAATCAGCCATTACTTAACTTCTTTATCCAAGTCTTTAAGCTTGTTGGCGATCATCTTTCTACGGGCAATACGGTCAGCTTGGTTCTTTTCTAGCGTAGTTTCTTTATGATTACGCAATAGAGCGTCTTCTTTCTTGTATTTGCGTTCCATCGGCTTCATTCTTTTTCTCCAATGTACTTATCGTATTGGGATTCTAATTTGGCTTTACGGCTGCCTTTAGCGTATTCGCGTTCAGTATTCAACGCAATAGCAGTAGCTTGGGCTACACTTTTACCCGCCTTTTTTTCCGCTTTAATGTTTTTGCCTACGGATTCTTTTGAACCTGATTTGTCGAGTGGCATATTAACCTTTGAATTTTAGTAAGTAGATGGTGGTATCGATTTCTTGCGCGATATTATCGATCAATTGAACAATCTCTGAATCTTTTGGCAATTCATAACGGGCATCTTTTACAAATGCTTGTAATGACTGTAGATATGCCAACGGTTCTTTAGGCTGGTGGTATGTACTAGGAAACTGGGTAATCTGACCATAAATGCCAAAGTAACACTCAGCCAATTCATCTGTGGCTTGAATAATACTCTCGTAAAAATGTCCGAGTGTCTTATGTTTGGCGTAGGATTTGGTAGCCCAATGAAAAAAGTGAGTGTTTGTCCCCGCGTGGAGCAAAGTTGCCAAAAATAAAGCCATAGATTTTTCCATAATCTCACCTAAATGTAGGGCCATAAGCCCAACTGACTGCTGTATAACGAGTTCCATCTGTTACAGGTAACACTCTATGCTGTAAAAATGACGGAAAAACAACAATATCTCCCTGACATTTTAATACATTTTCATCTTTATTTGATTCTATTTCAAGCTTGCCACCTTCAAAATTATCATTTAACAAGATACTGATAGACAGTTTTCGTTGCTCATTGTTTACAGGTGCTTTGGAATCCATGTGCCAGTCATAGTGACCGCCTAATCCATATTGGGACATTTGTACCTTTTCAAGTCTTTGAATGTTATATCCCCAGTATTTGTTAGCTTCTACAATATAAGATTGAATAACGCAGCCTATAGGGGATAACAGTTCTTCCCAGTAAATGTTAGTAATTCGGGCATTTTTGTCTATTTCGTGGTTATTTTTATCCACTTTAGCGGTATCAGATTTATCCCAATCTATTGATTTAATTAGGTATTCGCAAAATTCTTTGGGTAATGCTTTTTCAAATATATGAAAGTGTTTATTTAACACGCTGAATTACTCCTAATGCGCGGATTGCAGCATCTATGCTGTCTACCCTACTGATTGGCCCACCTTTCCATTTTCCCATAAAGTCAAGCTGGTCAGGGGTAAATTTAGCTTTGGCATCGCGCTTTATTTCCATAAGCAAGGTTTCGCCAGCAAATCCCACCAAAAGATCAGGACAACCGTGTTTCATTGCAGCTAAAGAAACAACAGTAGCACCAGCATCTCGTAAAGCCTTGACTATTTCCTTGTGGTTTGTATCAATTCGTGCGTATGTCATTGATTTTCAATTAAAATAGATTAGTATTAGCTAACTTTACACCAAAAGGCAGGTTATGGCACAGAAACCATTGTCACAAGCTGAAATGCAAGAAGCTTTAAATGCTTATGCAAAGATGGGAAGCAAGACTGAAGCCGCCAAGTTATTAGGAATCAATCCCAATACCTTTAATACAAGAATCAGGGTAGCTAAGTCTAGTGGTCTGCAACCCACAATCAAAGTAGCCAATAAAGAACTGACTGAACTGCTAGAAGCGCAGGATAAGATTAGACAGCTTGAGTCTATGCTTAACGGTCAAGAAGAAGAAAAGTTGACATCGGACTATATCAAAAAAGTGATATTAAAGATGTCTACCGCCAAGACTTCTACACCCAACTGGCTAGTTAAACCAGTTAAGGGAAAGACAGTAGCAGGAATACCGACCTTATTTGCTTCAGATTGGCATTGGGGCGAGGTCGTAGACCCCAATCAGATTAACGGGGTCAATGAATACAATGTCGCTATCGGGCAAGATAGGGCTAAGGTAATGATTGAAAAAACCATCGACCTATTAAAAAACCATGTAGCACACTCAAATTATGAGGGAATTGTCTTTGTGCTGGGTGGTGACATGGTATCGGGTGACATCCATGAAGAACTGATGGCTACAAACTCGATGGAAATCATGCCGACAGTCTTAGATTTGTTCGGTGTCTTAACTTGGTGTATTCAAACACTAGCAGATGAGTTCGGAAATGTCTTTATTCCGTGCGTAAGTGGCAATCATGGGCGTAACACGCACAAAATCAGGGCAAAGGGTCGTAACTTCACCTCATTCGATTGGTTACTCTATCAGTTCTTGAGTAAACGATTTGAGGCTGATAAGCGTGTTCAATTTCATATACCCGATGGCCCTGATGCCTATTATTCAATCTACGGACATAAATATCTACTTACACATGGGGATCAATTTCGTGGGGGTGACGGTGTCATTGGGGCTTTAGGGCCAATCATTCGTGGTGACCATCGTAAACGCTCTAGGAACGCTCAAATTGACATGGAATACGATACGATGCTGTTAGGTCATTGGCATCAGTTAATCCAGCTAGAACGCCTTATTGTCAACGGCAGCCTTAAAGGTTACGATGAGTACGCTTACAGCAACAACTTTGGATTTGAGCCACCAAGACAGGCACTTTGGCTGACCCATCCCGATCACGGTTTGACCTTTAGTATGCCTGTGTATGTCGATAGGAAAAAGAAACAACACAATACCGAATGGATTAGCTGGAAATGAAGTTAAATCCTGAAGTTATTCGCAATGCGTATGCCAGCCTTTGTTGTGTATACCCATTTACTAAGTGGAATCTTCCTGTGCCTGAAGAAATTGAATTTGTAGTGATTCACGACCCTGAAACAATGGGTACTTATATGTACGACTGCGGAGAGGATTATGAACACACTATTACGATTAGTTCTGCTCGCTGTGGGCATTATTACACTATGCTCACAACTCTTTCGCATGAGATGGTTCACATGAGTTTTCACCGTCAAAAGGGTGATAAATGGTCACATCATGGCAAAGCCTTTAGAACCCGTTGCAAGTTAATTGCAGAAGAACTAGGCTTTGATGGGCTGGAATTGTAAAGTTATTACTAGACGATTGTAAAGTTGTCTAGTAACATATATGTTACTTATTGTCGGTTTTTGTAAATAATACGATACATTTTGATACCCATAAGTATATATTTAATATACATATTGATACCTATATGTACAGTTATTGACAAAAAGTATCCATATCAACAGTTTTGTTGACATTTTTGTAAAGTTTTGACGGCTGATTGTAAAGTTGTTGACATTGGATTGTAAAGTTAATGAATCATAAATAAGGCTTTAACCCACATACGGACTCATTAATAAGTCATTTCTTTTTCTTACAAAATACCCCGTTCGGGAATATTTTTGGTTTTTTACACACTTTTTTATACATTCTTCCCGTTCGGGAAACTTTTCCCTGTAAATTGGATTACTTTGTTTTTACAGGGAAATTTACTTTGTTATTGTAAGCTGACTTATTTTAAAAACGCTTGTAAGTGCATGAAATTTAAAGAAAAAGTTATGCAAAAATAGGTCATTTTTGTCCGAAATTTGTATAGTTATTTAGCCATCCAGTAAAGCCCAATATTGGCTGTGGCATAGGATACATAAGTTATACCCATAGGCGCGTTACCTTTAACGATTTGCTCTATACCTATATAGGCATAAATTAAACCAGTAACAATGATTAGCCAGCTACTCATTTAGTTTAGCTTCCACTTCCACAAGTTTGTCCTCAAGGTCAAATCCCCAGTGCTTTCGGAATCCTTTAGCTCCAAGTAAGTGAATACTGGTATCGCCAAGTCTGTGGTGCATAGCGCACAATGGGACAGCTGGAGCGTTATCTCGCTTTCCCCCGAAACGGCGTATGTGATGGATTTCGACTCCAACATCTCGTCCCTCGAATCCAATGTGTTCGCACAAGATACAGCCCAATCTCGCCAACTTTGCATAGTGATCTCTCTGTGATTTAGTGGCCATTAATGTAGTCTACAGTCAATTGCTCTAATTTCTCACTTGATTCTGCAATATCTACTGAAATCTCCAACATTTGTGTTGCATTAGCGTTTTTAAGTGCTTCATCATACATTTTGCACAATAATTTAAGAATTAAAAATTCTTCAGTAACTTTTAATGTGGTCATTTCAATATCCTATCTTGGTTTCGGTTTGATACTTCTAAAGTTTGCCATGTTGCATGGCGTAGTTTGGCGGCTTCAAGTTCCCACTTTAATTTCTCAGCGTTCTCAGTAGCCTGACCAATAGCTTTGCATAGGTCTTGGTACTCCTGACAGGCATAGGCTTCTCGTTCCTGCGCCCCAATAGTCTGTTCGCCTGATTTCTTCATCATAATGGCTTTAAGACTGCTCTTGAATGTTTCTAGTTGGGCTAACTCACCTTTAGCTTGGGCAAAAGCACCAGCGTTTTTAATAATAAAGTTTATACAAGCGTTTGGGTCTATCTCTCTCATTTTCCTAATCTCTTTTTAATAAGCATCTTCATGCGTTCTTCAGTTTCTTTATTCTGCGCTAGTAGGCGCACAACTTCGGGCCATCCCCGTCTTTTTGCTACACCAATATACCAATCTACAAGATATCGTTCAAAGTTGTTCTTCAAGTTGCTTTATCTTCTGACTAATCCTTGATCTTAACGCCTGCCAGCCTTCACCAGCATAGGGAGTTATACCAACTTCTTGGGCTTTTTTAAGTGTCAGTTCTTCTGTAGCGTAAAACGGCAATTCAGGTTTCTTAGTCTGTATAGGTTCTATATCAAGTTCGTCAGTCCAACGCTCTTGATTTAAGAAAGTCGCAGGGTAGGGAATAAAGTCTTTAGCGGTTTCCTTGATCTTCCAATACTTCAAGTAATTAGGCATGACATCAAGACAATCTGACTGCTGGTCAGAGGTTAATCTGTTCCAGCTTCGTTCAGCGTCTTTACGCCCCATCTTACGGGGATAAAGGTTATAAAAATCAATGAATGACACTTATCTGCTCCCTAAGTGCGGCACATTCTTCCTCAAGCATTTTATTTTTTGCTTCTAATTCTGTTAGTCTTGCTGTGATTTGATGCAATATTTCCTGTAAATATGGGTTCATTTTGTTTCTTTCTTTTCACGGGTTTAACAACTTTATATTGATCAATTGCTTTGGTAAGTAATGCTACTAATCCCCATTGCACAAGAACTTCAAGTCCTTTTTTATCAAAGTCTACTTGAGCGTTGGCAGAACCATCGGGGTTCTCATTCAATATCTTTACTTGTATCTTCATTGTCTGCAAACTTTAAAATAGGTTTATCAAGGGCTAACTTTGCTAGTTCAATGTAACGATCTACCTCAAGTCTATCTTCCCCACCAATAGAGGCATTACTATGACCAATCGGTTTACCCATCGTATCGTAATAAACCTCACGGATTTCAAAGTAGTCTTCATAAGGGTTACTCATATTTACTAATCTAAGATTCCAAGTCATGTTCTTGCCCAATATAGGATGATTAACAAAATAGCCATCACACTACCAAAGATGGCAAATATTCCAACAGAAAAGATTATTAATAAGTTTTCCATGTTGAAAGTATATGTTAAGTTATCTTAATTAGATTAAATTAATTCTAGGTGTTTTCCCTAGTGTGTTGTTTTTTTGTCAGGATTACTAGATTCAGGACATAGCTATCCCTACTATGAGGAATAGCTTGTCAGTCTTACTGAGTTACTGGCGTAAATTATTGCTTCGATGTCTTTGGCGTGTCTAGGTCTGTCTTTATCACTCATCGGTCTATCCATACAGGACAGTTCACTTAGATAGCCAAGCAATAACGGCTAAATGTGGTGCTTTCGCACTAGTAGTATCTAGAGGGTCTACAGCCTTTACCGTTGCAACACCTATGAGAACGGGCTAGATTGTGGATTAACAATAAAAAAGGGCTTTAGGGATAACCTTGTGATTGAATGGCTTGGGAAATGCCTCTAATCTCATTTCCTAAACCCACAAAGCTATCTCTAAAACCCTTTTCTGCGTATTCAACTCCGCAATGGTTCTTAGTATACATCAATTTAATTCAGGCCATATCATTTTATAAGAAAGTGGAAAAAGAGCCTTTCTAGAAATTAGACCATGTGATTCTTTTTCTAAAGTTGCCGCTAAGATCACCAGCTTGTCATAAGGAATAACGCTGTTTTGCCACATAGACACGGCTGGAACGCTTACCCCAACCAGTTTTGCTACCTTAGTACAGCCACCTAGTAGCTTAATCATTGCTGTTGCTGATATTGTGTTCATAAGCTATCTTAACATTTTTACAACAAATTGCAAATAAAGTGTTGCATTGTGTTTTAAGTTAGCTTAATATCTAAGTACGGTATATGCCGTGATAACTAGGAGAAACTCAGATGAGTGAGCAAGAGCAAGACTTTCAAAGCTTCCAACAACATTTGGAACGCATCTTTAAAGACCTCGAAGATGGGATATTTTTAACAGCAGACGAAATTGGTGACCTACGCTATGCGTGTGGCCTGCCATCACCCGTTAAACCAAACCCCGTATTAAAAGCAGTCTTTGATGACTTTTCAACTATTTTTAGGAGCGCAAAATGATTATTTCAGATAACACTAAAGAATTTAAGATAGCCCCAGCAGGGCTTCACATGGCACGACTGTACTCAATTATTGATTTGGGTCATCAAGCTACCGAATGGGCTGGCGAAACCAAAATCATGCACAAGGTCGTATTGACTTGGGAGTTGCATGGCGATGACGATACAGGCGCACCATTAAAGACGGATGACGGCAAGCCGTTAATCGTGTCTAAGCGTTATACAGTCAGTCTTGGGGATCAGGCGCGGTTGCGTCAAGACCTTGAAAGCTGGGGCAACAAAAAAATGACCGCAGAAGATAGAAAGAATTTTGACCTAAAGTCTTTGTTAGACAAGTTTTGCATGGTTAATATTACCCACTCGGAAGATGGTAAGTACGCCAACATTAGCGGTATTTCTCCCGTTCCTTCTGCCCTTCGCGCTGCCATCCCAGCAGGCATCAATCCTATTAACCATTTTTGGTTAGCAGAATTTGACCAATCTAAGTACGATTCGTTGCCAAAATACTACAAAGAAAAGATTACAGAGAGTAGTGAATGGCGCGGTCAGCAAGAGCGTGAAAAGAACGCACCCAAGATTGAAGATGACGAAATTGGGGACATTCCATTTTGATAGTCAAAGACAAACAACAAAATACGGGTCATTGGTATACACCGCAGGGTACACCTGCCTATACCACCATCGGTAAGACTGGGGAAAGACCTACGACTTTGCGTGATGCAAGGAAAGAAGGGCTTTTACCTAGCACTACCACCATCATTAATATTATGTCTAAAGCAGGGTTGGATACTTGGAAACAACAACAGGTCTTACTATCCGCTTTAACGCTACCTAGAGGTCTACAGGAAAGCGAACAAGAGTGGTTGGTTAGGGTAATGAAGGATAGTCGCGAAACAGGCTACAAGGCCGCCAATCGCGGGACTGAAATTCACGGCATTATTGAAAATTGGTTTGAGCAAGTGTATATGCCTGAAAAGCCAGCTTACCTTGATGCAATTGATAACGCGCTTAAAACTGCGTTTGGCGAACAGGCATGGTTGTGTGAAAAATCGTTTGCTCATCCGCTTGGCTACGGGGGTCGTGTTGATTTAATGGCAAAACTCATCAACGGTCAGGGAACAGGGTTTGTCGTGGACTTTAAGACAAAAGATACTGACTTAGACAAGGTTGATGTATATTTTGAACATGAATTACAGTTATCTAGCTATAGAGAAGGCCTAAACTTGCCCAACGCACGGTGCGCCATCGTATTTGTCAATGGCACGACTAACCAAGTAAAATTAGTAGAAATAGAAGAACCCCAGCTTCAAAAGAGTTGGGAGTGCTTTCAACATTTGTTACGGGTCTATCAGATCAAAAACAATCTTTAATTCCTTCACGGGAACGGGGGAAAGCGTAAAGAAGTGAGTACCCCAACTTCTTTGTTGTATTTTTGCACTTAGGGTTTTCCTTAGACTAAATGTATTGACAGGGTTAAGCTAACTTAATAAACTGGGTGTACTCAATAACGAGTGAGATAGGAGAAACAAATGGAATCAACAGCACAACGCACCAGCCGTATTAAATCAGACGATGCGGCCGCACATAGCGCATTTGCCCACGCACAAGACTTTTATGATGGTCTAGCCACATACAGTATTGAACCTAGCGGTACAGGTTTTCTAGTATATGAACGCACACCAAACGGTCAACTATGCACATCAGCCAAAACAATGGAAGAAGCACAAGCAAAAATTGAATCTTGGAAAAACACCGAACTTAAAAATGGATACAGAAAATCATGAAAGACTTTATTGGAGCGTGTTTATTAGGTGCTTTGCTGGGTTGTATGTTTGGCTACGGTTCAGCTAAAGCGCAGTCTTATCCTATGACAGATAATCGTGAATACAATGTGGGTTCTGTTCAAATACAAGGCAATACAGCCCAGTTTGTGAATCCAGCAGGTTACACAACTCAAACAGCTACTATTTACCCTAATCAGGTAGTAATAACAACACCTAGCGGATACACCCAAAGCGTTATCGGCAATACAGGCTACACAGTACCACCTAGCCCACCAACACCGATGTCACCAAGAGTAATGCAATGATTCATGAAGTCTTGATTACCGACTTTATGCGTAAGATAGCCCACGACAGGTCAGAAAAGATGGGTACTCTGCGTAACAGCATTTCTAAGGGTGAGGGCAATGTCATTGGATTTTTGGGTGAACTTGCAGCCTTAACGCTGGTCGGTGGCAAAATTGTTGATACTTACGACTACGACATCCTATTGCCTGATAACAGGACTATCGATGTCAAAAGTAAACGGGCTAAAGTAAAACCATTGGCACATTACGAGTGTTCCGTGTCGGCCTATAACATCAAGCAAAAATGCGACTTTTATTGTTTTGTAAGGGTTACCAACGAATTTGATAAGGCATGGGTACTAGGAATCATAGAAAAACCACAGTTTTACAAGCAAGCAAACTTTGTCAAAAAAGGAACTTTAGACGGGGATAACAATTTTGAGATAAAAGACGATTGTTATAACCTCAAAATTCAAGAGCTAGACGATGTACATTCCGTTA